ATGAGCATCGATAAAGCTTTATACCAAGCCCCAGAGGGGATTGATTCTTTAGAACCAGATATACAGATTGAAATAGAGGATCCCGAGGCGGTATCCATCCACGCAGGCGGTATTGATATTGAACTGGAGCCGGGTCAAGACTATAGCGGAGACTTTGGTCAGAATCTTGCTGAGGTTTTAGATGAAAGAGTTCTACAGTCTATTGGCTCTGAATTGGTTGGACTGATAGACGCAGACATCAATTCAAGGGCAGACTGGGCTGAGACCTATGTCAAAGGCTTAGAGGTTCTGGGACTCAAGTATGAGGAAAGAACAGAGCCTTGGAACGGTGCTTGTGGTGTTTATTCCACAGTCCTTACCGAAGCTGGTATTCGTTTCCAAGCTGAGTCCATCATGGAGTCTTTCCCTGCTGCTGGGCCAGTTAAATCAGAAATCTTTGGTAATCCTTCTAAAGAAGATGAAGAAGCTGCGGTTCGTGTTGAGACCGACATGAACTACAAAATCACAGAGAAGATGCCTGAGTACAGACCAGAACATGAAAGATTGTTGTTTGGTTTGGGTTTATCAGGCTCAGGATTTAAGAAAGTCTATGATGATCCTATCCTTGGTAGGGGAGTTTCCAGCTATGTCACCTCAGAAGATGTGATTGTCCCTTACGGTGCTTCTAGTCTCAGGACAGCAGAACGTGTCACGCACGTGATGCGTAAGACCAAGAATGAACTGAAGAAGCTCCAAGCCAGCGGTTTCTATAGAGATTTAGATCTCGGGGAACCCACCAACATCATGTCTGACATCGAGAAGAAGAAAGCAAACCAACAGGGTTACAAAGCTTTGGACGATGATAGATATCAATTCCTAGAGATCTGCACAGACTGGGACATTGAAGGCTTAGAAGATCTGGATGAAGATGGAGAGCCTACAGGGATTGCTGTGCCTTATGTCATCACCATAGACAGGGGTACAAATAAGGTTTTATCTATTTATAGAAACTGGGAAGAAGATGATGAACTCAAACTCCGCCGCCAACATTTTGTTGACTATTGTTATATACCCGGTTTTGGTTTCTATGGTCTGGGGCTTATTCACATTATCGGTGGTTATGCTCGGGCTGGGACATCGCTCATTCGTCAACTGGTCGATTCTGGAACATTGTCAAATCTGCCGGGCGGTCTCAAAGCAAGAGGCGCAAGAATCAAGGGAGACGACACCCCAATAGCTCCCGGTGAGTGGAGAGATGTAGATGTACCAAGCGGGGCTATCAAAGATAACCTGATGGCTCTTCCCTATAAGGAACCCAGCCAGACTCTTCTAACGCTCTTAAACCAGATCACTGACGAAGGACGCAGATTAGGCTCCATTGGAGACTTACAGATATCTGACATGTCTGCCAATGCTCCGGTAGGGACTACCTTAGCTCTGCTAGAGCGTACCCTAAAGACAATGTCTGCGGTGCAAGCTCGAGTTCATTATTCAATGAAACAAGAGTTCAACCTACTTAAAGAAATCATCAAGACTTACGCCCCAGATGAGAGAGATTTTAAATCTGGAGATGGACATTTTGCCAGCAGGCAAGACTACGACATAGTCGATATTGTCCCTGTATCAGATCCCAACAGCTCCACAATGGCTCAAAGGATCATGCAGTACCAAGCTGTGATCCAGTTAAGTCAATCTGCGCCTCAGATCTATAACCTACCTCAATTGCATAGGCAGATGATTGAGGTTCTTGGGGTCAAAAACGCAGAAAAACTTGTACCCGTAGAAGATGATGAAGTGCCAAAAGATCCTATTTCCGAGAACATGGGATTCCTTAAAGGCGAGCCAACCAAAGCATTCATCTATCAGGATCATGATGCACACATAGCGGTTCATACCACCTTCATGCAAGATCCTATGATTGCCCAGCAAGTGGGGCAGAACCCAATGGCACAGCAAATGATGGCTGCAATTCATGCACACATCTGTGAGCATTTGGCGTTCTCCTATAGATCCAAGATCCAAGATCAGATGGGTGTGGCTATGCCCGCTCCTGATACCCCATTGCCTCCCGAGGCAGAGGCTCAGTTGGCTAGATTGAGTGCTAAAGCATCCGTTCAGCTCTTACAAACCAACCAAGCTCAAGCCCAGCAGGCTCAAGCCCAGCAACAAGCTCAAGATCCATTGATCCAAATGCAACAGCAGGAACTCCAGATCAAGGCGCAGGATGCCCAAACCAAGGCTCAAAAGGCTCAGGCAGACACCCAAATAGCTCAAGCAAGACTGCAAATGGAGCAACAAAAGGCTCAAATACAGGCGCAGGCAGAATCCCAAAGAAACCAAATCCAAGCGCAGACAGAGATGAAACGCATTCAATCTCAGATGCAAATTGAAATGGAAAAACTCAAGGAAGATGCTAGACAGGCAAACCAGAAGATCCAATCTGAACTGTTTAAACGGAGTCAATAATGGAAGAAAAAGTAATCAACCATCTTTTAAATGAATTGAAGGAGAAGGAGCAATCCCTCCTAATGAGTCTTGGTGACGGGTCGGCTACGGACTTCCCTACGTACCAGAATATGTGCGGGCAGATTAAGGGTCTCTTATACGCACAGATCATCATGAATGACCTTTTACGAAGACTGGAGAAATTTAAAGATGAGTGAACTTTTAATCAGCAATGGCGAATCAACGACTGTTTTGCCAGACAGTGCAGAGGATAAGGCAAGACAATTGCCTGAACCAGCACGATTTCATATTCTGACGGTCTTACCGGAGATCGATGATGAGTACGAAAGCGGATTAGTGAAAGCCAACACAACAATACACTATGAAGAGGTTCTCTCTCCTGTGCTGTTCGTTGTCAAGCTTGGCCCTGATGCTTACGCAGACAAAACCAGATTCCCTTCTGGGCCGTCCTGTAAGGTGGGTGACTTTGTGATTGTTCGTCCGAACACAGGTACAAGGTTAAAAATCCATAACAAGGAATTCAGAATCATTAACGATGATTCTGTAGAAGCAGTTGTGCAAGATCCACGTGGAATAAGCAGGGGGTAACATGCCAGAAATTGAACAAACAGAATTTGTCTTTCCAGACGAAGAAGAGAAGCCCTCTAAGGCTGGCGGTAGGGTTGTAGAGCCTGATCCAGAAATAGAGATTGTTGATGACACGCCAGAGGTAGATCGCAATAGAGAACCAATGGCTACTCCTCCAGTAGAACCCTCAGACGAAGAGCTTGAGTCTTACACAAGTAAGCAACAAAAGCAGAAAGTCCGGGAATTCGCAAAAGGTTATCACGAAGAACGCAGAGCCAAAGAATCTGCCCTACGTGAAAGAGAAGAAGCAATCAAGATTGCTAAAGCTGTCTATGAAGAAAACGAAAAGCTGAAAAGCACCGTTAATGTCAGTCAGACAGCACTTCTTGATCAGGCTAAGAAGGTTGTAACCAATGAAATGGCTGATGCCGAACGTCTTTATAAGCAAGCTTATGAAAACGGCGACTCAGATTTGTTACTAAAAGCACAAAAAGAACTCACCAACGCAGCCTTAAAAGCTGAAAAAGTGAATAATTTTGTACCAACCCCTTTACAACCTCGTCAAGAAGTAGTACAACCTAGTTACCCGCAGGTAGATCCTAAAGCTGAAAAGTGGCAACGTGCCAACAATTGGTTTGGGTCAGATGATGAAATGACCAGTCTAGCCCTAGCGGTGCATAAAAAATTGGTTGAAACTGGGGTCGATCCCCAGAGTGACGAATACTATCAACGACTAGATACCCGAATTCGTCAGGTCTTTCCAGATAAGTTTGAGTCTGAAGAGACTGCTGATACGAAGCAGCGCCAAAAATCAAATGTGGTTGCCTCTGCTTCAAGAAGTGTGGCTCCTAAAAAGATCACCCTTTCTGCATCAGAAGTAAACATCGCCAAGCGTCTAGGCATTCCTTTGGAACGCTATGCACGTGAAGTGGCACAACTAAGGAGAAATAATGTCTGAAACCAACCGTGCAAGTCGTGATACCGAGTCACGCAATTCTGTCCAGCGTCCTCAATCGTGGAGACCGCCAGAAGTTCTGCCAATGCCCGATCCAAGACCGGGGTGGGTTCATAGATACATACGTATCAGCATGATGGGCAAGGATGATCCAGCCAATATTTCTTCAAAATTCAGAGAAGGATGGGAACCCGTGAAAGCGGTTGAATATCCTGAATTGATGGTACATGCCACGCAAAATGGTCAGTTTAAAGGCAACATTGAGGTTGGTGGATTGTTGTTATGTCGGATTCCAAAAGAATTTATGGAACAGCGAGATGCTTATTACAACTCGCAGAATAAAGCTCAAATGGAATCAGTAGATAACACATTCATGCGTCAAAGTGATCCTCGTATGCCTCTCTTCAAAGAGAGAACAAGCAAGGTCACATTCGGTTCTGGTTCTTAATTTTTTTACAGGAGTATTAGATGGCTTATCCAATTATCAATGCCCCATACGGGCTAAAGCCAATCAATGAGTTCGGCGGTTTACCCTATGCTGGGTCAACTCGCATGTATCCCATTGCAACGGCTTATTCCAGCAATTTGTTCTATGGTGACATAGTTCAGTTGTCTGGCGGTACTGTTATTAAAACAGCAATGGACGCAACGTCTTCACCCGGTACAGCTACGGCAGGTACATTGGGCGTATTCATGGGTTGTGAGTATGTTAACTCTTCTAGCCAAACAGTTCGTGGACAATACTGGCCCGCCAGTACATCTTCTAACTATGCAGTAGCATATGTAGTTGATGATCCAAGAACAGTTTTTAAAGCTGCGTTGACAGTTCAAGGTACATCCTTGGCAAACACTGGAACCACCATTGGTTATGCTAACCCTTACTTTATTGGTACAAACTTGTATGCTGTAACAGGCAACACAGGCTCTACCACTACAGGTAACTCAGCATTGGCATTGTCTGGCGGTGTAATCAGCTCCGGTACTTCTGGGAACGTCCGTGCTACTACAGCATTGCCTTTCCGTGTAGTTGGTATCGTTCCTGATACAGCAGTCACTGTAGCTGCAACTGGATCAACATCTGGTTCTTCTTCAACTTTGACTCTCACTGCTGCAAATACAGCAATTAGCCCCGGAATGCAATTGATTGCACCTAGCGGTACAGGTTCAGCTCAAGGTAACTACATCACAGTTACCAACATCAGCTCAACAACTGTTACTTTGTCTAGCGCAGTTACCCTTGCGTCTGGTTCAGCATTGACATTTGTCGGATTCCCTGAAGTCTTAGTGGTTTGGAACCAAGGCTATCAAGGTATGACTATCGCTTCTGGCGTTTAATAAGGAGTAATCTAAAATGGCAATTTCAAGAGCGCAACTACTTAAAGAGTTACTTCCCGGTTTAAACGCATTGTTTGGCTTGGAGTACGCCCGTTATGGTGAAGAACATAAAGAAATTTATGAGACTGAAACCTCCGAGCGTTCCTTTGAAGAGGAAACAAAACTGTCTGGTTTCTCAGCAGCACCTGTTAAAGGCGAGGGTTCAGCCATCGCTTATGACAATGCTCAGGAAGCATGGACAACTCGTTACAACCACGAAACCATTGCTTTGGGTTTCTCAATCACTGAAGAAGCGATTGAAGATAACTTGTACGACAGCTTGTCTGCTCGTTACACCAAAGGTTTGGCCCGTGCTATGGCATATACCAAGCAAGTAAAAGCTGCTTCTGTATTGAACAACGGTTTCTCATCTGCTTACTTAGGTGGTGACGGTGTATCTTTATTCAGCACAGCTCACCCATTGGTAGGTGGCGGTACAAACTCCAACACTCCTACAACTCAATCTGATTTGAATGAAACCTCTCTCGAGAGCGCAGTTATTCAGATCGCTAGTTGGACGGATGAGCGTGGTCTTTTGATCGCAGCCAAGCCATGTAAGTTGATTGTTCCTCCTTCACTCCAGTTCGTTGCAACTCGTTTGCTCGAAACAAAACTGCGTGTTGGTACAAACAACAATGACATTAACGCCCTTGAGAACAATGGTTCTATCCCTGAAGGATATACACAAAACCACTTCTTGACAGACGTAAATGCATGGTTCTTGACTACTGACGTACCTAACGGTATGAAGCATTTCGAGCGTACACCCCTGCAAAACAGCATGGACGGTGACTTCGATACAGGTAATGTTCGCTACAAAGCTAGAGAGCGTTATTCTTTTGGATGGTCTGATCCCCTCGGAATGTGGGGTTCTTCAGGTTCATTCTGATAAAAAGGGGGCTAAAACCCCCTTTTTTATTGACCATGTTTAAACAATATGGTATAAATAAACATCTGGGAATTTTCTCTTGTTGCCACTGGCCCAGCAGACGATGCAACGATTAACAAGAGGCTTTTGCATAAGGAGATTATTATGGCACGTGCAACGTTTGAAGGCCCAGTAATAGCTGGTGATACCCGTTTTGGCCCCCAACGTAACGTTGGTTATGTTGAGTTAGTTCAAGACACCTACATTGATTTATCTGTTACCACCCCCGGTACAAATGGTTATGCTGGCTCTTCTGGTCAGTATGCTTTTGGCAACGGTATCCCCAATACACAAGGGCAACTGTATACCCCATCATCTACCACATTTCCTGCTACTACTACAACACCTCCAACAGATGTAAGTACACAGGTTTATCGTGGCGTTATTATGTATTTGCCCACAGGTTGCACAATTCAAGATATCACTATTGATTACTTGAGCGCAATTACTGGAGAGAGTGGCGCTACATTGTCTGATGTAAGTGTTTATGTATCTAATGCAACCACTGCCGCTGCCGGAACTCCTACTTATGCTTCTACGCAATTAGGAACAACAACTGTTGGTACTGCTGGTCGCAAGACAACTTCTTATACCGCAACCAATTTGATTAACATGTTGTCTACCTCAACAGACATTTTGTCTGGTAATGGTCAACCCAACCTATCACAAGTAGTGTTTACGTTGTCAATTACAGGTACTACTGTAGCAGCACCTACTGGCGGAAAATTTAACTTTTCTGTGCGCTATACACAACCCGATAACAATATCGGTTCAACTACTGCTTACCCATACGGTAACTTCGATTAATCATTAGGGGCTTCGGCCCCTATCTTTAACCTTTAAGGAGATTAATCATGGCATTTAATGGTGCAACATCATCTGTAACTCAGAGAGGCAGAGACGAGCCATTTGATTTACAAGTTTCACGCAATCAAATTGCGTTTCATACTCCATTAAACATTTTTGGTTATGGAACAACTAGCACAACTGCTGGATTGTTTGTGACCATGTGGGAGAATTCACCTACAACCAACTATGTGTTTCCATCAAGCGCCGCAGTCATGTATTTAGCGAGTACCGTTGGTGCGGGTGATGCCGGGGCATTGATTCAAGTCACTGGGCTTGATTCAAATTACAACCTTCAATCTGAAATAGTAGCGTTGGGTGGAACGGCAGGAACAGGCGTAGCAACAACAAAATCATATTGGAGAATCAACAACATTTCTGTTGCATTTTCTAGTACCGTTAATCCAACGGGTGTAATTACTCTGCAAAACCAAGCGGCTACCTCTGGTGCTGTTGAGTACGCTCAAATCAATACAACTACTTACAATGGTAGCACTGTAAGTTTGGGTGCTTCACAAATGGCGGTGTATACAGTACCCAATGGATACACGGCTCAACTTACTAGGTTCACTGCTAACAGTTCTTTTACTGGTAATACTGCAAACTATTGCACTTATAGAGCTGTAGCACAATACCCAAATGTGTTAAGTTCTTCGGCAACATTGATCAAACGTGTTGTTTTAAATACTCCATTTGTTCAGCAATACAATATTATTCGCACATTTCCTTTTGCGTATCCTGCTGGTACAGATGTTCAATGGCAGATTGCACCCAGTGCTACTACAGCTTGTACGGTAGGAATTAACATTGGTGGTGTATTGATTAAAAATAGTGTAGATGCAGGAAACGCATAATGAGTACCCCAGCATGGCAACGCAAAGAAGGGAAGAATCCGAACGGAGGTTTAAACGCCAAGGGTCGGGCATCCGCAAAGAAGGAGGGGATGAATTTAAAGCCTCCCCAACCAGAGGGCGGATCAAGGAAGAAATCTTTCTGCGCCAGAATGTCTGGAATGAAAGCAAAATTAACTTCAGCAAAGACAGCAAACGATCCGAACAGCAGGATTAACAAGTCTTTGAGAGCATGGAACTGTTAAATGGACAATCATGACGTAAAAACTATGACCGATGGAGCCGCAGTAGTCGTAGGACTAGGCGGTTTTATGCAGTGGTTCCCACCTGTTGTGGGACTTGTTGGTGGTCTATTGACCATTGTTTGGCTGTGCCTTCGCATATGGGAAACCGATACAGTTAAAGCTTGGAGGAAACCAAATGCCTAGTACAAGCGCCAAACAGCACAGATTCATGGAGGCGGTGGCTCATAATCCAGCGTTTGCCAAGAAGGCAGGAGTCCCGCAAAACGTGGGTCAGGACTTTAGTAAAGCCGATAAAGGCAAAACGTTTAAACAAGGTGGTAATACTATGGCTAGTAAAATGAATCCATTTGCAAAGTTTGAAAAATCTGGCAAAGATGTGGAAAAAAAGGGCATGAAAGAAGGTTCCAAAGCTGACATGGCTATGGACAAGAAACAAATGATGATGAAAAAAGGTGGCAAAGCTTATGCTGTAGGCGGAGGTGTTAAAGCTTCTCCTATGGGTAAAGTCGTTGCTGGTGGTAAGAAACCTCACGGCGAACATACAGTACAAAAGTCTGGGCATACAAAAGCAATGATGCCTAAGATGAAGGGTAGAACCATTTAAGGAGCAATCATGAGAACAAAACGTTATGCTGAAGGCAACATGGTAGAAGAAGACATGGACAGAATGAATGATCTGTCTACCAAGGTTGAAACTGGTGAGGGCATGCAGAAAATGCCTAAACCAAAGAAAGATAGAGTTGTTTCTAAGAAAGAACTTGAAGATTCTGGTTTAAGCCTTAGAGACTTCCTGAACAGAGAAAAAGGTTTGACACGTAAAGAGCCAGAGAACTTTAAGAAACGTGGCTTTGGTGGCTCAGAGACAGGTGGCGATGCCGCTATCATGTACCGCAAATCTATGGCTTCTGGCGGTAAAGCTTATGCCAAGGGCGGAAGCGTATCAGCTATGGGTAGCGTACCCTCTGGTGGCAAACGTCCTCATGGAGAGCATAGCATACAGTTAAAGGGTCATACCCGTGCATTGATGCCCAAGATGGGCAAGTAAGGATTTACCATGAACTTAACTCCACTAGCTTTAGCTGCGGCTTATGCGTACTTAAATAGGAGCGACAAAGAGAAGGGCGACAAGGAAGCGCCTGCTCCTGCTGCCACTCCTACAATTGCTCCTGCTGCTGCGCCCGCCGCTCAGACAACAAACGCCGCAGATATGCTGTCAGCTAATGACGCTTTAAATGCTGGTATGGGTGATTACGATACAACAGGCAACATTGGTAAACCAATGCCTATGGTTAAACCACCAAACAAAAAACCCGCAAAGAAAAAAACTTCTGACTGGGATGAAAAATCTGGCAAAGCTGGCATGGCTCCAGATTGGGATGAAAGTTCTGGCCCCGCAGGAATGCCACGAAGTAAGGTAACCAATGCTCTTGGCATGGAGTTAAATCAAAGTACTCCAGAAGGTTTAGCCAGAATGAGAGAAAGGGACAAAACTGTCCGATCCATGCCTGATATTGGTGACAACGTAAGTAAATCTTTAGAAAACATACGCAATAGAGTTAAACAAAATATTGGTATGAAAAAAGGTGGCGATGTTAAAGCCTACGCCAAAGGCGGTACTGTATCTGCCAGCAAGCGTGGTGATGGCATAGCTCAACGTGGTTATACAAAAGGAAAAATTGTATGATACCCTGCCGTGGCATGGGTGCTATTAATCCTAGCAAGATGCCGGGCGGTAAGGTAAAGAAACGCCGTGATGATACGGACTTCACGCAGTACGCCAAAGGTGGAGAGGTTGGTTTGTATGCCAACATCCATGCAAAACAAGCACGTATCGCAGCAGGATCCAAAGAAAAAATGAGAAAGCCCGGCAGCAAGGGCGCTCCAACTCAGCAAGCATTTATTAATTCAGCAAAGACAGCTAAATGACCACATCCGGCAAAACGTCCTTTGACCTAGACTTTACAGAAATTGCTGAAGAGTCTTGGGAGAGGGCTGGGCGTGAGATGAGAACAGGTTATGACTTACGTACAGCACGTAGGTCAATGAACCTTTTAACCATCGAATGGCAGAATCGTGGCTTAGACATGTGGACGTTTGATCAGGGGTCGTTTAACTTGACTCAAGGTTTAAACACTTATGCTTTGCCTTTGGACACCATTGATTTGCTTGACCACGTGATCCGTACCAATGCCAATCAACAAACCAACCAATCTGACCTAAGTATCACCCGCATTAGTATTTCTACCTATGCGACCATACCTAATAAGTTAGCTCAGGCTAGACCAATTCAAGTTTGGGTACAGCGTGGAGCAGGTGATTTATCTCCACTGTATGCAAGTAACGGGGCAATGGTGACTGTCAGCACTGCCATTACATCTACAGATACATCTATCACATTGACCTCGGTCAATGGATTGCCCGCCAATGGGTACGTTCAGATCAACTCAGAAACCATCTATTACAGCTACATCTCAGGTAATGTCCTGAGCAATTGCTTTAGAGGGCAGAACAACACAACCGCAGCATCTGCTACAGCGGCTACACAGGTTTACCTACAGAGGTTGCCTGCTGTCACCGTCTGGCCCACGCCAGATGGATCTACCACTTATACATTTGTATACTGGAGAATGCGTAGGGTACAGGATGCTGGTGCAGGTTCAGAGACCGCAGACATAACATTTAGGTTCCTACCTGCGCTTGTCTCAGGATTGGCTTATTACATAGCCACCAAGACCCCAGATTTGATGCCACGTATTGACATGCTCAAGACCCAGTACGATGAACAGTTTAACCTTGCCGCTGGAGAAGATAGGGAGAAAGCCGCTGTGCGGTTTGTACCCCGTCAAACATTCATTGGTGGAGGTGCTTATTAATGGGAAACAGGTTTGCTTCTGGCAAGTATTCAATTGCAGAATGCGACAGATGTGGACAGCAATACAAGCTAAAACAATTGAAATATGAGGTCATTAAGACTAAACTATACCAATTGAAAGTTTGTGAAGAATGCTGGGATCCAGATCAACCGCAGTTGCAGTTGGGTATGTATCCCATAGATGATCCTCAAGCGGTGCGTCAGCCCCGTCCTGATTTGACTTACGTCACAGCAGGTTTAAACGGGTTAGATTTAAACACCACTGGGTTTGGTGGATATCCTACCGGGGGTTCAAGGGATATACAGTGGGGATGGAATCCGGTTGGCGGGTCAAGTAGTTTTGATGCAGTGCTAACACCAAACAATTTGGTGGGAGTCACAAGTGTTGGTACGGTAACAATTACAGGGAGTTAATCATGGACAAAGAAGATCTCAAGCAAGACAAAGCTTTGATTAAAAAAGCGTTTAAACAACATGACGCACAGGAACATAAGGGTGGCAAAGGCACAACTCTTAAGTTTGCTAAAGGCGGCAAGACAAACGAAATGATGAAGATGTATGGTCGTAACTTGGCTAAAGTTGCTAACCAGAAATCCGGAGGCTAATATGAGCAAAGTAAAACCAACCACCAAGAACAGTCCAAAGATTGTGACTGGAAAGAATGTTAACAACTTGCCTGCGGAAGACTATGCTCCTCCACACACCATGACCGACAAGAAGGTCATTATTAACACATTCCAATCAGATACCAAGTCATCTGCGGCAAATGATGTCAACATGAGCGTTGGTGGAATTAACCGCATGGGTTATCCTCCTGTTAAAACAACTGGCATCAAAATACGTGGCACAGGCGCTGCAACCAAGGGCGTAATGGCTAGAGGGCCAATGGGCTAATATGGCACTGACATACACGGAACTCGTAGCTGCGGTAACGGATTACACGCAGAATACATT